AAAGTGGGCAAATTGCGAAGCAGGCGATTTTGCAACTCCGTTTATCCCAACCGGCGCAAGCCAAGTCACCCGAGTTGCCGACGCAGCCGTGATTGCCGGGGCCAATTTTAGTAGCTGGTTTAACAAGTCTGAGGGTACTTTTGTAGTCGAGTTTGAGGAGGTAAAGCTAGGCGGGCATATCCTCATGGCAACTGATGATAGCGGCGCAAACTCATTACGTGTCAGGATGCTCGGCGGCGTGGGTAATCTACAAACAAACACGGTTATCTACACCGGCGGGGTAAATACAGCGCAGATATATGACACAACAAGCTTAAATGCACAGATAGTAAGACTTGCTGCATCTTACAAAAATGGCGCTATCTCCGTCAGGAGTAACGGCGGGAGTGCAGCAAACATTTATTCAGACTCCACGTCGATTACTACGCCAATCTTAGCCGACAGGCTCTACATCGGGTCGTATTTGGGCACAGCAGCTTTCGCAAACGGCGTAATCAAGTCGATTGCTTATTACCCCACCCGCCTTACTAACGCCCAGCTTGTCACCCTGAGTACTTAATCATGAACACGTATTACCTTCGGACAATCAAAAAAGACTACAAGCAAATGGTTAAGCTAGGCGTTTTGCTTGGTGCAATCACCATAGTGGATGGAGAAGTGAAAGCCACGGAATGCGGGTATTGGGACTACATTGACCCACCTTTGCCGGGGGTGGACGGTAAGCCAATGTGTGACAAAGATGGCAATGAGTATGTCCATGTCAATCTTTTAACGCCAGTCAATTTGCGCGAAGCAGCCGAAGCTATTGCCAAAAAATATCCATCGGTCGCCGCTGGGCTTGCAGATTTGAGTCGCTACTTTGTGGTGGATGCAAACGGTAACGCTGTGGCACCAGCTAACCCACATCGGGTGTTTGCGACATGACCCAGCTTACAGACACTATCGAGGCGTTTGGCGCGGACAACCTTGCAGAAGCGTTGCGCGCCAATGCAGACTTTGGGATGTTCAATTTGATGTGGTCAGACCCACAAGAGATCATCCCGGCTTGCACTGCGATGGGCTTCGGGACAGTCGAGCAGGTATTGGAGTGGGTTCAGAACGTCAATTTGACTATCAAAAACCCGGCGGAATTCGTGCGCCTTGTCGATCCGGTGGTGCCCGTCACATTGGCCGGGATGCCAACGACGGACATGCCGACAATACACAAAGCAATCGTTTCGCAAGCCAAAGTTCGCGCTGATTTTTTCATTGATCAATCAGACGCGACTTACCGACTCCCAACTAAGCAGCAATGGGATACGCTGGCTAAGTTGTGCCCGGTGTCGCGCCGCAAGTGGCAAGCCGAAACAATGGACTGCTTTGCGTCTGCGCATCCGGTGCTATGCCGAATTGACGGGAGCCCAAAGGTTTTAACAGTTCAGCAGATGTACCGAAGGCATTCATCAGGTGTCGAAATCGAAGTTCTTGATAAGATGGCAAAGTGGCAACCAGTTATTTCGATGGTGGAGAAGTTGAGTGATAATCCTGTCGTTGCGTTGGCTGGGAATTGTGGGTTGTCAATAACGACAACTGATCATCAGCACCTGAGTGCAAATGGCGCGTGGGATTGCGCTGACGAACTGACAGACCCGTTTGCAAACCACACATGGGCACAAATTAAGCCGAATGGCCACGATGCCATAAGCAAGGACTTGGCCTGGGCACTTGGGCTGTTCTGTGCGGACGGCCATGCCAAAGAGACGGCGAGAAAAACAAAGCACATCAACATCATCAACTGCGTGAAGACGTTTATTGATCGCGCAGCACTGGCATTCAATGAATCCTTCAAAGGAACTTTTGCAACACCAACATATGCAAGTGACCTAGCTGGAAATGTGCGCGGTAACGCAACCCTACGCAAGACACAGTACAGGCTACAGTTTTCCCCTTCTGGCCATAAGAAGGGTAGGTCTATACCCGGCGCTACCCGTGAGTACAACGAGTACGTCATGTCGTACTTCAATCAGTTCTATGATGAGGACAGGAATAAAATCATTCCAGAGTTCATACTTGGTCAACCAGACGATGTACTGAATGAGTTCCTAAATGGCTATTACGCAGGGAATGGGAATAAAGATACGACAGAATGGAGCGGTAAGGTAACAGTCCCAAATTCAGTATTGGCCACACAGTTGTACGGTTGCTATCGTCGTCTTGGGGCGCGTTCCAGCGTTGCAGCTTACAAAACAAAGCGCGCATTTGATGTGGCTTTCAGCTATCGTGGCGAAGAAAAGTCAGATGTCAAACAGCTACCTTCGATGACGCATCAAAACGGCGTTGTTTACGATATGACAGTTCCAAGCGGGTCATTCATGTCTAGCTCATACTTGACGCATAATTGTGATGATTACGTCAATGCATTCCGTGGCTGGCTTGCAACCAACGGCCTAGGCAACACAGCAAACGGGTTTTGCTCTTTGACGATGTACGACACGGCAGGAAACGTGATGGGTGGTCACGCGGTCGTGCTAGTCATGGACTCTGACCGAAAGTTATGGTTTCTTGAGCCGCAAAATGGCAAGTTGTACGAGCCTACTTACGCAAAGTTGGGCGGAATGTTTTTTGCCACGTCCGTGAAAATCGCACGGACATTTTTCTAAGGAGTCGCATGGACGAATCAAAAGAAAACGAATCGAAAGACAGCACTGCTGACATGCTAGAGGATGATTTGGAGGCGTTTAAGCGCACGTCGGATGCTGAACAAGATCAGCGACGAGAAGCACTTGACATGCTTAAATTCGTTAAGCTAGGTGAGCAATGGCCTCCAGAAGTTGAAAGCCAGCGTGCGCTAGAAGGTCGCCCATGCCTGACAATAAACAGGCTCCCGGCGTTTGGGAAGCAGGTAACGAACGATGCGCGGCAAAATCGCCCGATGATCAAAACGCACCCAGTTGGCGACAAAGCTGACAGGGAAACGTCTGAAATACTCAATGGGCTTATTCGAAATATCGAATACACATCGAACGCCGACGTAGCCTACGACACCGCGCTAGACTTTTCTGTAAATTCAGGCATTGGATATGTCGCAGTAAACATTGACTATGCCGACACCGACAGCTTCGACAAAGACATTGTTATCAATCGGGTAGATAACCCATTTGCTATCTATGGAGATCCAGATTCAAAAGCAGCCGACTCCAGCGACTGGAATAGCGCCTTTGTTGTGCAGCGGATGACCAAAGATGCATTTGAGCGGCGATGGCCTAATGCCAAGTCTGGAGGATTTGAAGCAAGCGATGTAAATGCTGGCTGGTTTGATGATGACAAAATACAAGTCGCTGAAAGGTGGATTAGAGAGCTTGTCCCTGCCACGCTGATAAAACTAAGCGACGGATCAATAATGGCAGAGCCTGAGTTCTTGAAACTCAAGGACGTTTTAGACGTACAAGGGATAACTGTCACTGGGACGCGACAAACGAACGTCTACAAAGTGACGATGCGGATCATTACAGGGCATGAAATTCTGGAGACGCATGAATGGCCTGGTAGATTTATCCCAATCGCTCCATGCTATGGCGATGAGGTGAATGTGGACGGCAAGCGGTCATTCCAATCGCTATTCCACTTCGCCAAAGACGCACAACGCAATTACAACTACCACAGGTCAATGATTACGGAATTGGGCGCACTCGCACCAAAGACTCCATTCATTGGCCCCACTGGATCGTTCGACACAGACATTGATAAGTGGGTGACGGCGAACAATGAGGCGCATCCATTTATCCAGTACGATGGGCCAGTCCCTCCATCTAGGCAAGGCTTTTCTGGGCCACCAGCCGGAGTTATGCAAGAGGCATTGGCTGCATCGGATGACATGAAAACCATCATGGGCTTGTATGATGCAAGCCTTGGGGCGCGGTCAAACGAAACAAGCGGGCGGGCGATATTGGCGCGGCAACGCGAGGGCGATGTAAGTACATTCAACTTTATCGACAACCAAGCGCGCATGATTCGGCACTTGGGGCGGATACTTGTTGACCTTATCCCCAAAGTCTATGACGTGCCGCGCATCGTTCGGTGCATCAAAGAGGACGGAACAAACTATGCCGTACCAATCAATCAGCCAGTGCAGGTTATTCCCCAAAACACCGCACCTGGGCAGCAAGGCGCTCCACAATACCTTCCAGCGCCACAAGGTGTATCGCCACAAGGCGGAATTATGCCAATGTCAGAGGACATGCACGACGAGCTGGCTGGGCTTATTAAGACATTTGACTTAGCCGCTGGAAAGTACGATGTAACCTGCGAGTCGGGGCCATCATTCACCACACGCCGCGAAGAGTCTGCAAATCAAATGATGCAGTTTGTGCAGGCTTTCCCTGCGGCAGCTCCAGTGATAGGTGATCTTATTGCTAAGTCACTGGACTGGCCTGGGTCGGATGAGATTGCGAAGCGGTTGCAAGCCATGTTACACCCCGGAGCTCAAGGCGGTAAGCCTCCACAGTTGGTGCAAGCAGAACAGGCTATCCAGCAGCTCCAAGGACAGATACAGCAAATGGGGCAGGCGCTTAATGAAAAGCAAACTGACACTCAGTTAAAACAGGGTGAACTGCAAATCAAAGGGCAAGAGGCACAATTGAAAATGCAGGAAATGCAGCTCAAGGCGCAAGAACTGCAAATCAAGGGGCAGGAAGCGCAAACGAAACAATTTGATGCTGAAACAAAGCGCATACAGTCGCAAGCAGTTCCATCGGCAGTCCCGCAAGTTGATAACGCGTTCGAGGCATGGAAGCTAGACGTTCAAACGAACCTCGAGAGATGGAAAACAGAACAGGACAACGCAACTCGGCTTCGGATCGCTGAAATAAACAACAGCGTGAAGTTAGCCACGACAAAACAGGCTGTAGACGCGCAAGTGGCGCAACAGTTAGGCGATGTCGAGGAGACTGTTATAGTCGGTGAAATGGATGGTTGCGATCCAGTTGGAGAGGACAATGCACAGTCACTTTTATTCGACGATGGGACGAAAATGCACGAAAGCGCAGAAGGCGAAAGGCCAGAGCCAGAAGAGTCCGGGAATGGCATTTGACACCTAGTAAATATAAGATTAAGATATGATCAAATAACTCTGAGTAAAATCAGAATAGAACAAGGAATCCGCATCGTTCAGCGCGGTCTTGTAGTCTTGGTTTACCATGGCTCCAAAGTTGAACAACTAACGCAGTGATGCGCCGTAACCAAGCCCTTCGGGGCGCGGTTCAGAAAGTGATTGATGGACGAATTGGAACAACTGGCCAGCACGGCAGAATCCACCCAAGTGGAGGCCGTAGAGCCTTCCGTTTCCCTGCGCGAAAGCATTGATGCTTCTGATGCTGATGCCGTTGGCCTTCTTGCCACGCCAGAAGTTGAAGAAGAAGACATCGATTTAGATGGGGAAAAGTATCGAGCGCCTAAGAAGCTCGCAGAACGACTGAAAGAGTTAGAGCAGGGTAGCCTTCGCCAAGATGATTACACGCGAAAAACTCAGACAGTAGCCGAAGAGCGACGGGCAATCGAGGCGGAGCGCCAGCAATTGGTAGCTCAGAAACAGTTTCAGCAGCAGTACATTGATGCCGTTGCGGATGTTAAGGCAATCGACAAGCAACTGATTAACTATCAGAAACTTGACTGGAATGCACTAACCGACGCTGACCCAGTACAGGCTATGAAACTTGACCGTCAGATGCGGGACTTGCAAATGCAAAGAACCCAAATCATCAGCGGCATCGAGCAAACGAGTACGCAACAGCAACAGGCGCAGCAACAAGCAATTGCACGGCAGCGCCAAGAAGCCGTAGCGACACTCCAACGCGAAATTAAAGGCTTTGGCACACCAGAGGTAGCCAAGGAACTGTTTGAAACCGGGACAAAGTACGGGATTCGTGAGGACGAGTGGAAAAACCTCGATGACCCACGACTGTACAAGCTAATCAACATCGCACGATTGTATGAAAAGCTGGTGTCAAAACAGACAGCCGAAGCAAAGCCAAAGAGTGCAGAAGTCGTGCCTATCACACGGGTAACCCCCGGCGCAGGCGCAGCACGCAAGTCAATCACTGATCCCAATATTTCGATGGAAGATTACATCAAATTGCGGGCAGAAGCGAAGCGGCGAAAGTAAGTTTGTTCAACATCATCCGTCGAGAGACGCTGTAAAGGAAAACGACCATGGCTAATAGCCTTTTGACCATCGACATGATCACTAGCGAAGCCCTCGCTATTGCCCATGAAAAAGCCCAGTTCTTGAAAACGACTGACATGCAGTATGACGATCAATTTGCCAAAGAAGGCGCAAAGATCGGCTCCAGTCTGCGGATTCGCAAGCCCAACAAGTACACCGTGTCCGACGGTCGCCAACTGGTTGTGCAGGATCAAAACGAGCAATCCGGCACATTGACCGTTGCTACGCAAAAGCACGTCGGCATGGCATTCAACAGCGCCGATTTGGCAATGAAGATTGACAAGTTTAGCCAGCGCTACATTGAGCCTGCGGTGGCCGCGCTGATTGCAAAAATCGAGTCCGACTACATTGCAGCATGTACCAAGGCAACATGGAACGTGGTCGGCACGGCTGGCACTGCGTTTACCGACTTGACCGTAACAGGTGCTGCCCGCGCTCGGTTGAATCAAAACCTAGCACCAAAAGACGGCAATCGATATGTGCAGTTTGATTCTGGATCTATGGGCGGAATGGTCAATGGCTTGAAGGGGTTGTTCCAAGACTCAAATCAAATCAAAGAGCAGTACCGCGAAGGCATGATTGGCCGCACTGGTGGCGCGGATTGGTACGAGTCTGAACGGCTGTGGACGCTGACAAACAGCGGTGACGTTGCTGGTGAAATCAATGGCGGAACCCTGACCAACGGAATCACATCTTTGACTGTAGACGGCCTAACCGCCGCACCTACAGAGGGGATGGTGTTTACCATCGAAGGCACGTATGAGATCAACCCAGAAACACGCGCCGCATTGCCGTACTTGAAGCAATTCGTGTGTGGTGCTGGGTGTACCACGACTAACCTTGTGTTCACCCCGGCGATTTACTGGGACTCTACTGGCACAAACGCTGCACTGCAAAATGCATCGGGACAGCCTAGCGACAACGATGACATTACCTTTGTCGGTGCGGCATCCACAAACTACATCCAGCCTTTGATGTACCACAAGGAAGCGTTCCAGTTCGTGAGCGCAGACTTGCCAACAATGAAGTCTGGACAGTGCCGAGTCAAGCAGTACGAGGGTATCAGCCTTCGCGTGTGGCAAGATGCATCGATTGAAAACGACCAAGAGATCATGCGTATTGATGCGCTGTACGGTTACGCGGCGTTGCGTCCAGAGTGGGCTACTCGCATGATCGGAAGTGCAAACGCCTAATTACTAGCCGGGGTAATTCCCGGCTTTCAGCAAATCAATCAAGGAACAAATCATGGCAATTTCAACAGTACCAGAACTTATCTCTACTCACTCGCCTGCCGGTTGTGTGGCACCTGGACAGCACCGAGAAATCATTCAAGGAACGGCAACAACTACGCTTTTGGCGAGCCAGTCCGGCGCTTTGTGCATTTTCACCCAAGCAGCGACGGGCGGCATATTCACCCTACCAGCCCCAGTGCTTGGTATGACATTTGACTTTGTTACGCTGGTTTCCGTCACTGGGGCGGATGTGAACAAAGTGATCACCAATGCCAGCACCGTCTTTTTGACTGGTGGCGTGGCAATGGCAAGTCTGACAGCTGGCGCAAATGACTTCTTTGAAGCCAACGGGACTACCCACGTAGCGATCACGATGGGCGCAACAACCACAGGCGGACTGAAAGGCGGGCGCATTCGTGTGACTGCTATCAGTGCTACACAGTGGCATGTTGAAGGCATCCCAGTTGGTTCTGGAACGCTTGCTGACCCGTTCACCACATCGTAAGCTAGTGTGATTTAAGAGTGTGAGGCAGTCATTACGACTGCCTCACACTACGCGATAATAGCAACAAGGAACAATCATGCCACTAGTAAAACACCCCGCACACGGAAACAAACACGTAACCGATGCAGAAGTCCCCGCTCTTGTCGAAAAAGGATGGGTCAAATGGCCTCGTTCAAAAGATGAAAAAGCATTGGGCGACGGTTCGGCGGCTGCGTATTGGCGCGCAAAATTTGAAGCCGAAGTAAGCAAGGGTGATTCAGAAGACCTAGACCATGAAAACCCGGATGGTGAGCCTGTTAAGCGCCGTGGCCGTCCACCGAAGGCATAGTAAATGGCAATCACCACGTATGCGGAACTTGTAGCCGCTCTTGATGGTGCCAACGGGTATCTTCACCGCACTGACTTAACGGACAAGATACCGGACTTCATACGGCTTGCAGAAAGCGAACTCAATAGCGATCTTGCTTTATTGCTGCAAGAAACTGAGGCAACTCTCACGGCGACTGTAGGCTCCAGATTTATTGCACAGCCTACTCGATTTGGAACGCCCATTGCATTGTGGTGTACAACCTATTCGCCACGCATTGAAATTCTGTACAGTGAGCCGTCATTGCTGCCAGTGACCAACGACAACACGGCGGCGCGGTTTTACACGGTTGATGGAAGCAATATCGCAACAGACAACCCTGCTGACGTTGCCTACACTTACACATTGCGGTATATCCCTACGTGGGACATTGCGGCAACATCGACTAACGTGGTGCTGACAAATGCGCCAAAAGCGTACATTTTTGGGGCGCTTCTACAGTCGGCGGCGTTCACGCGAGATCTTGCTCAGGTGCAATATTGGCAGTCTGAATACGACAAAGCAATTGCCAAAGCGCAACGCGACAGCACAGCGACACGAAGCAAGCAAACACTTAGGGCGGATGACTTCTTTGCGCGCCGTCGCCCGAATATAAATGCTGGACTTTAGCCAGCAAGGAGTACATTTTGGCACTTGAAACGGCATCGTATGTTGGCGATTTGGTGGCGACAAATCCGCTTGGGAGTGATCCAAAATCAGTAGGGGATGATCACTTACGGCTGATAAAAAGCACGTTGCGCGAATCATTTGCCGGGTTTGCTGGGGCTATTCTTGTGTCTGGAACGGATGGCGGATCGGCTAACGCTTATACGCTAACGCCAACTACAGCGCTGATCGCATACGGCACAAAGATGATTGTTTCGTTCACCCCGAATGCGACAAATACAGGATCTTCAACGCTAAACATATCGGCGATGGGGGCAAAGAATATTTACACGGTAGAAGGCGCTGCTGTAGCCGCTGGCGACCTTGTTTCAGGACAAACATACATCGCATCGTATGACGGTACACGGTTTAGGCTTTTGTCAATTGTCGTGCCCATTACTCCAGTAAACCCCAAAGATGCCGCAAGCAAGCAGTATGTAGACGCATTAGCATTTTCCAGCGCACTTCCTGCACAGGCCGGGAATAGTGGGAAGTTTGTCACGACGGATGGCAGCACTGCAAGCTGGGTTGATAAGGTAGACATTCAAGTGTTCACTTCAAACGGAACATGGACAAAGCCACCAGGCGGTAAGAATGTTCGCGTTGCCATGATTGGCGGCGGTGGAGGCGGGGGTAGTGGTCGAAAAGGGCCTACTGGAATTCAGCGATGCGGCGGCGGCGGCGGCGGAGGCGGAGGCATCGCAATGTTTGATTTTGTCGCGTCCACGCTTGGATCAACGGAATCTGTAACAGTTGGCGCTGGCGGGGCAGGGGGAGCTGCCATTTCTACAAATGCAACTGACGGCAATAATGGTTCTACTGGAGGGTTTTCGTCGTTTGGAAATTGGCTCAAAGCTGCTGGCGGGGCAGAAGGACGTGCTGGAAATATTGGGCCTGGAGGTGGCGGAGCTGGCGGGAGCGGGTTTCCATCGTCTACTGGATTGACTGGAGGGAATGGCGTGGCTGGCGGGAATGGCGTGGATTCATCCCCCGCTCCATCCACTATTTATGCGGCTGCTGGCGGAGGCGGTGGAGGTAGTGTTAGTGCTGGCAGCATTGCGTTTTCTGGCGGGGCAGGTGGCTCAGTAGGAGGGTCATCATCCGGTTATGGGGCAACAATCACGGGCGGGGCGTTAGGCAACGGAAACGCTGCGGGAGGTGATGGCGCATCGGCAGGAGTTGCAAACATGGTTGTCGGTGGCGGTGGCGGTGGCGGTGGCGGTGGTCTTACGAGTGCAGGGACATTCCCAGGCGGTGCTGGTGGCCTCTATGGAGGTGGTGGTGGCGGCGGCGGGGCAGGAACTGACAGCGTTGTTAATTCAGGCGCTGGCGGTGCTGGTGCGTCTGGGGTGGTTATTGTCTATACGTGGTAAAAAATGCCTTTAGTGCAATTCAAACAGGTAGGCGCGATTGGAGTAAACCGCGACCTTAGCAGTGCAGAATTGCCGTCATCCGCGTGGACTGACGCGCAAAATATACGGTTTTTGGATGGCTACGCGAGTCAATTCCTTGGGCACGGGCAAGTGTATGGCACTCCTAGCGCGGCACCACAGCACATAGTCCCGGTGTCTGTTGGAGGCGCAAGATATTGGATTTACGCTACAGCAGCTAAAACATATTGTGTCACCGTTACAGGCGGCGCTGCGGTTGAAACAGACTTGACCCACGCAACCCCTAGAACTGGAGTCGTTAATCAGTGGACAAGCACGGTACTTTCAGGCATCCCAATCCTAAATGTAGGAGACACAAGCAAAGTGCCAATGTCGTGGGACTTGAACACGGCTAACAACTTTGTGGACTTGCCCAATTGGCCAGTTGGGTACTACTGCAAATCGTTGAGGGCATACAAGAATAGTCTTGTCGCGCTCAATGTCACAGCGGGTGGAACGAACTACCCATACATGGTGCTTTGGAGCCATCCGGCAGATCCTGGAAGCATTCCGGCCTCATGGGACGTTACTGACGCAACAAAAGACGCAGGGCAGATTGATTGTGCGGAAGGCGGCGATGCCATCATGGATGGATTGCAACTGCGCGATTCGTTCATGATTTACAAAGAGGCATCTGTCTGGAGAATGGATTACACAGGCGGGCCATTTGTTTACAGGTTCTCCAAAGTGTTGGGAATATCCGGCGCGCTCAATCGCAACTGCATCGTTGAAATTGACGGGCAACACCTCGTTCTAACAGGCTCGGATGTGATGGTGCATGATGGGCAGCAAGCTACTTCTGTGCTAGACAAGTCCACCAGGCGATGGCTATTCCAAAACATTGACGCGAGTTACATCAATCTTTGCTTTGTAGCCCGCAATCCGTTCTTCAATGAAGTGTGGATTTGCTATCCGGCTATTGGATCAACATCATGCACCCGTGCGATGATTTGGAATTACCGAGATAACACGGTAAGTTTTAGATCGCTACCTAATGTCAATCACATTTCATTCGGTGCGGTTGATAACGGTTTGTCTGATGCGTGGGCTAGCGATTCCGCCCCGTGGGGTAGCGACCTAACGGCATGGAATGGCCCAGATTATGTGCCATCGACTACCCGATTGATGGCTGCAAGTGCTGACACAAAGCTATTTTTGATGGATGCCAGTGCGGCATTCGACGGCGCTATGCCGGACGCTTATCTGGAGCGGCGCGGACTGTCATTCGATGCACCAGAGGCAATGAAGCTGGCAAAGGGCATCAAGGCCAACATAACCGGGAATGTAGGCGACACGGTGCTTGTGTACATCGGGGGAGCAAATGACCCGTATGAAGACCCAGCATACGGCGCTCCAATGACATACACTATTGGCGAAACGGTGCAGCTTTATACATTTTGCACCGGGCGATTCATAGCTATAAAGTTTGCTACTGGTACGGCGTACCAATGGCGGCTGGATTCATTTGCGATTGAGGTAGAGACTGCGGGGGCGTGGTGATGACATACGACTTTTCAGGCATGGCGTTAGGCGACAAGCTAAAACTACCAGAAGGAAAATGGGGCGATACACAGCGCGATGTATTGGCGCTCGCTGCGAAGTTTGCCGACACGCAATCACCGCGTTGGCAATTCCAAGCGGATGGTCACGACGGATCGACGTTTGAGCGGGGACAGTATTGGATTGAAAGGATTAGGTAATGGGACTTCTTGATGCGCTAACGGATAGACGGTTTTGGAGCGAATTTGGAAATAACGTATCCGACTTGGGGCAAAGCGCATCAAACGCTGTGGCATCGAATGTGACGGCACCAGTCGACGGCATTGCATGGCTACTTCGCAAAGCTGGTGTGCAAGTCCCAGAAGCTCCAATTGGTGGGAGTGACTGGGCAAAGAATGCCGGGTTGTTGCGGGATGTGCAGCAATCGCCATCTAGCATAGCCGGGGAAACGCTTGGGGCGATTGCGCCTATGTTGTTGGCTGCTAAAGCTCCACAGATTGCGCGTGGATTGTTGCAGGGTGCTGATAATTTGATGGCACCCACAGCACTGAGAAAAGAGGCCGGAAATGTGTTTGTCTATCCGCAAGACGCTGCACTTTCCACGGCACAGCGCAATGCTGCATTGCCTGTAAGCGAAGGTGGGCTAGGGTTGCATGCTGAAAACACGGCAATGGAACGGGCGAAGGCGTTGGGGTTTGATGTAGATACAAATTACATCCACTCTACATCAAGAGTGCCAAGTGAAATATCTAACACGGGGAGATTTCCAGGATTATTCGCCACGCCAGAATATTCTAGTGGATACGGTACGGTAGACGTTCCATTGCTTTCCCGTGGAGCGATTGCATCTAGCAGTGATATTGCTAAAGGCGCGTCTAGCGCAAGTGCAAAACGAGCGGTCAAACAAGAAATACCACGAAGGATTACAGACCCTTACGACATTGCTGATGCTTACAGGGAAATGCAAACAACAAGAATGAATCTTGCGAAAGAAAAAGGGTTTTCAGGAATATCCATGGAGGACGAGTTGGGTGATTCGGTGGCGTTGCTTCCCGGCACCCGTTCCCGCTTCGCAGCATTCGACCCAATGCGGAGAAATGAAGCTGATTTGCTTGGTCGCGCAGACCCTGAGCTACTAGGGTTGATATCGGCTGGATTGCTCGGTTATGGCGGTTACAAAGCACTGAACAAACAATGAGAACGCCAACAATAGGAACAGCCTTTTACGCCCCCGGTGAACCTCCTAGCGACCCGAAAGAGCTACAAAACTACCTGCGTGAAGAATTCCAAAAGATCGC